ACCTAGAAAACCGAGTTTCGTCCGTCAGTCTCGGAATCGAACCGAGAGCTTGGCCCCGCCACGTCTACGGTAGGCTTCAAACTGACTTCATTCTCTGCTCGGCGAGTTACGTAGTTAGACAGTGTATCGAGGATGCGCTTATCTACCACCTAACTCTAGTAAAAGAGGGGAAACGTGCCCCAAATACCTCCCCTCTCCCATCACTCTGAGGACAACGCCTCACCACTTTTCATAAGTTTCCTTCTTTTCTTTCGTTTAGGACCCAAGCCCCGGACGATTAATCCCGAGGTTCCTCGCGGCTACCCAAATGTCAAAGGGCACTCAAGCCCGGTTTCTCGACGTTTTCGTTAAAGCTTCCCCAGGACCATTAATCCCCAGGGTTCCTCCCTAAACCGCGTATTTACACTCTCATTCAGTATTTTTTTATCTATGTTCTCTCCTTCGCGTTTTCTTGACCCTGCGCCCCGTTGTTGCAAGCTCTAAGACTCACATGTCGCCATTTAAATCGCTGGCCAGACGAACGACCCAGATACACACCGGTCCCATCAATACTAGGTATGATGGTTGGCTTCTCTATAGGCCGACGAGGACTTCCTTAAGGGTACGGAAAATGGAACGCTCCGGAAGTCTCTTCCCGGGTTCCCTCTTTCGAGTCGCTACACAGAGCTACAAACAACAAAAAAAATACCTGCATCGAGCTGCCATACGCGGTCGTCGGTAGCCTGGATTTGGCTATTACGCCTACGATCGCGCCTTCCACCGTCTCGAGCACACCTCCACAACATTCTCTCGTCGCTAGGCATCGATTCTGCCTCTTACAGGTATTCCGTCCACTACGGAAAAAATTTTCCCTTACTTCCAGTGGTGAAACTAACACCACAGATTCAGGCAAGAGGAGAGGCACTCAGAGGCCTTCCACGGTTCCGGTCAGGAAAGGTTCTTAGAAGGAACCCACCCTGAAGCGTATACCCTCGTAGATTACCTACGAGCAGACCAACCCTCTTTTAAAAAACAAAAAAATTTTTTTTGACGCAGCACAGACAACTGCTGGATGAATGCGAATTGAACGAACTCCGATGGTACGATCGCACCCACCGGAAAGCATATCCAGCATCCTCTGTGACGCTATTATTTCCTTTTCTTCTTTTTTTTCTTTCAACCGCTTACCGACGAAGGAAAGCAAAGACTTGTGGGAGTAGAAAATGCGGTCAACGACCGGTAACGGGAAGGCAGAGCCTTTAGGAACCCCGAAACCAAGTCTCCGCGACTTCACTACTCTTTTTACACGAGCAGCCTCTGCAAACCGCCAGTCAAAGCGGTCTCTTTTCATTTCTCTTTCTTCATCCCAACGTGTCCGGGCTACGGGCAGAGTTTTTTCAAAACGTGACCAAGCGAAATACAACTTAGAAAGGTCGTCCACAAGAGGTGCGACGGCCTTGTACTTCGCTTTATCAAGAATCACGCAGTCCTCCTGCAAGGGTGATTCTTCACGTGGAGGGGGTCCCTCAAGCGGATTAAAGCCATAGATCAAAGCCTCATGGCGTAAAAGTCCGTGATCATTCAACCAACGGACCTGCTTTTCTCCCCTGAAACCACTTTTGAAAAAACTCCATCCCTGAGCCTTAACGACTCTTACCGCTCTTTTCATCATAGTGTCAAAAGTTCTCTTTTGTAATAAGGAGCCAGGCGCTAACCACCGGGTAGTCTCCCGAACTTTTGACCCCACGTCGAGGCAAGAATCAATGTCCAACTGCTTGGGACGAAGGAAAGGTACACTCTTTACTGTACCGCCACGTCTCAGCTTAAATAAGGTTGAATTGATATTGAAGTAGACCGACGAAACCTGGGTCTTTTTCTTATTTATAACTGATTTTGTCGACTTC